TTGACTCTTGTGGGAGTCAGCCTAAGAACTCTTTTTTTACCGTCTTAAATTTCTTAATCGGTTTTCTGAATGGACAGCACAACAATCGGCAACACTGTTGGCTTGTAATATAGTCTTGAAGTTCTGATAAAGTCAGTGTTCTAATTGACTCTAATTCGCAATCATTGTCATAAGAAAATGTTTTGCGGTCATTGTATGTATTTGGCTCGATGCCGCAATCTTGGAGCGAAAAACTTGTTCCCATATATTCCTTAAAACATTGACTCCAACATTTTTTTTGGGCAAAATAACATCCAATGTCTACGTTCCACACTGGCTCCGAAAATAGCGTAAAACATTCTTCAAATCGTCCTTGATAAAAAACGAACATTTTCATGCCAACTTTTACTTCATTAACCGATTTTATTTGTTTAATCATAACTTCCTTTCGTGCAGGTGCGGCCTGAATTTATCCCCGTTTTCCGTGGTATCAAGCCGGTGTCCCCGCACTTATCCTCCCCTTTAGATTTTAGTTGGAACGTGGTTTCAGGTCGCTCAAGTCATACAGCCCGTAATCCCGCTTGAAAAGTATTCATCATACTTTCGTGGAGTGTCCATGTAATCTTTGCCCTCAATGCACCACGTTCCATGTTTCTGGTGGGCAGGGCAGGATTTGATACCTGCATGATGGAATTTTTTATCGCACTGACGATGTTACTGTTCAGCCGAAACGTGTCTTGCGTCCATCTTACCGATATTGTCGTCTGTACTCTTCTTCCGCCACCTACCCATGAACTTTACTTCTGCTCTTCCTTCACCAACACCTCAATCTCTTTTTCATTTTCCTTAATCTGGTCGTTTATTTCCTTATTATACTTTTTCTTTTCCAGTTTAAGGTCGATGATAAGTCGAGTTAATTCTACTACTTTTTGATCCTGTTCAATTCCCAATAGTCATCCTCCTCATATTAAGCGTTATTCTGCGGTGGTAGGCTCCGGCTGGAGGGGGAACTGGCCGCGAGGCGCTTGCGCCGCTTTCGTCAAGGCCACCCCTCCTAGCCGAATGGTCGCCAACCACTAGCGGAAATCACGCGACCACCTACCTCAAAAATCCAACAACCAACTCTTACCAGTTTTCACCGGCGACGGTTGTTGCTTCCGATTTATCTTTATTACTGTCTTCTTTCTTTCCGGATGATTTCTTTCCACCATCTTTCTCCGCGGCTTTAATTTCTTTATACTTGGCGTAACTGGCGACTGAAATCACTTTGGCAAATCCACCTTTGTCCAGCCGAGACTCAACCATAAATGTTTTTCCGGGAAGACGTGTTTTTACGCCATCCATGATTTTCTTGTCAAATACCGTGACATCATCACCAGGGAACTTCTCGCAGATTGTTTTCCATAGTCCTGCCGCTTCGAGGATTGTGGCCATCAGGTCACCGCCATTTGCTTCAAATACTGTGCAACCGATTGTTCCGCCATTGGCGACATCATCATCGTTCTTTACTTTCATGGGTATTTTCCAGGCTTTAAATCCCTTTTCGTCCTGATAAATACCCTCGCCGCCTTTCCCGGGCATGTTGTCAATTCCGTCCTGGACTTCGACTTCATGCCAACCATCGCCAACCGCTATTCCTGTAAACGTCTTCCCATCTTGAGCTTTTTCCTTCACAACTAACCTCCTAATTTATTATGTTATTATTGCTGTTTAACTTCTTCCCACCCGTTTCAATGCGTGCATGTTCGATTTCGTTTCTTTGAATGATTTGCAAAAATCCTGTATTCCAATCATTTCATTTCCGTAAAACGCATTGATGGCAGCTTCAATATCACCCTCATCACCTTGGACATCAAAAGAGACCCGAATGTCGCTGGGGTCATCTCTGGACACCCAGGGTATTACCGTAAACCCTTTCAGTTTCAGAAAGGCAACCAGCATAGTATCTTCATAACTGGTTGTTTTTGGGTTACCACCCATTGATCCACCTCCTTGTTTATTTTGTGTTTCTGGTGCTGGAACTGTTAAGCTATGCCACATACCACCTCCAATCTTTTTAAATTTTACTTACTTACGACCATGGGCGATATTGAGCATGGTCTTAACATTAAATGGTTTCCTTCTCACTCCTCCCTCTGGGAGACAGCCGGTCCACTTGCTAAGAAAACTTCCATCATCTTCAAAAGAAACCAGCGGCGGGTAGATAACTTTACCATCAACCACCCTTCTTTCCACGAGGCCAATAAGGTCAAAAAAGCCCTTCATATCCCGGGGGAATTCCTTCCCTGCCAATGCTGGCGCGCAAGACAATTCACGGTTCCATTTTGGAGCGTCTTGGCTTCGGGCCGTGCAGATAACATCAATACCATTAATTGTTAACTGTTCGAATCCTTTCATGAGCCGGACCATTTGTTTACTGAGGACTCCATACATTTCGATAGTGCCCTTAACCCTTGCGGTCATATCCTTGTCATTCTTGTCCTGTTTCTTATCCCGAGCCTGATAATTCTCTTCCAAGATCTCGTCGGATAAATGGACGTTCATAACATGGGTCAGTCCGTCAAATAATACCGTTTTGATTTTTTCGAAATTCTTCAGATCGTAGATAATTTCCAACAAGTCATCCCACCCCTCATAATAGCCGACTTTTAATTTGATATCCGGTCGGTTGATGGATTTGATTGTTAAATCGATCTGCCCACGTTCTGCCACTATCCAGAAGATTGGATCTTGAGCGGTTTGGATAACGGTAGCCGACTTGCCCACCCCTGAATCTCCATAGATTAAAATAAAATTGCCGCGGTCGTCTTTCTTAGTTGTTTCTGGTTTGTAGATGTCTATTTTCATATTCATTCCTCCTTATTCATTAAATTATTTTCGTTATTTACTATAATAATTGGTGAGCCTAGCGCTTTTAATAAATCTTGATTCATTGTTAATATTATTTTATTTTGCGATAAGATTTCTTTTTGTGAGATCAATATTATTATCAACCCTATTATTATTAATTTCATCTTTTAATATTATTTTTCATGGATAATAAGGACTTTTCATGTTCTTGTTCTCCTTTTATATAGTTTATTATTTATTCATCTTCAATATTAATTCCCAATTCTTTTAATTTTTGAATCGCAAATTGAATAGGCATTCCGCCACAATATTTTCCGCCATATTCTTTTATATGACTTTTTATGTTTTGGAGTAGACCCTTTATTATATGTATTAAATTTTCTTCTCTTGTTGGCATTTTACCACTTCCCTATTTTCTTTTCCCTGATCCCATAACTATCCTCACTCATACACCCGTTCCGGCAAATCGGAACCATGTCACAGGCAATTCCAGGGAGAATAGAGTTGCAGACTTTATCATTTCGGTAAAATCCGTCCATCCATCTTGCATCGTAAATCTCCCTGAATATATGAATAAACCGGCCCTTTAGTTCCTCAAGGTTAAACTCATTCCGGTAATACTTCCGACCATATTTGTGAGTTTTAATATCATAACCTAGGAAATAATGGGTGGGCCGGCTGATTATATCCTGATAACATCTCTCCCCATAAGCCTCAACGCTCTCATCTTTATTCTTCCCTGTGGATTTAAGGTCGGGCGTCCGGACTATTTCCATTATGCAGTATTCTAATGAAGGGTCGGCTAAAAAGTAAACCCCTACCTGTGACTGGATAAAATACACATCCTCATAATTTAGTGGCCGACTAGATAGCTTGTTCTCCACAAAGTACGTTGGATATTTACGATCATAAAACCCGTTTACCAGCATTTCAACTGGAGAATTGTCGGCCCAAACTTTATCGAAAGGTATCGATAGATCAATTTTGGCCTGTAGGTTTCCATTGGGTTCGGTTACGACCTCCAGATCCTTGTAAGCGCGGTAAATAGCTCGAACAACAATCACTTCCTTATCGTTCATTTCATATTCAGCAATTGTAGCGTTGATATCATGGATTTTCTCGCCTGAAAGCAAGTTTTGGAGCACTCTATCCCACAGCATACCTTTTTTTAGTGGAGAGGATAGTTTTGGTTTGTGGATTTGAATACCCCGGATCGCCTTGAGATAATAAAGGTGATGGCAGGTGAGATAGTCGGATACCGATGAATAAGATAGCGGGATAATTCGCTTACAGTCAGCCAAGCAACGGTATAAATCCTTCTTCTTGCAATACCCACAGACTTTTTCATTTTCCGCAACGTCATAATATTGACAGGCGCCGCGGTGAAAATCGGGGGTGAATTGATTGCACAATGATTCATTGAAATCATCAATACTGGGGGGCATGGATATTCTCCTTTCTGGTTCTGGTTTCTGGATTCGTGGTTTATTTCTTAATTATAAATATATCGTAAAAATTACAACGTAAAACTGTAACCAACTTTTCAATGTATTTAATTCTGGGAATATGGCCCATTTTGATAATATTGTTATAGGCCGATGAGTGCTTATAGCCTATTTTAGACGATAACTGGGATTGGGTAAAGCCGCGTCTTTCACGGTATTGCTCAATGTATTTGGTGTTGAGTTTAATTTTCATATTCCCTCTTGCGGAATATCTTTAAACACAGAACGAGGTTCTTGTCAATATTTATTTTTTAGATACTTTCAATGCTGATGAAACCGAACTTCAAATTAAATGAAAAAAAGATTGACAAAATTCTTTCTAGGGTGTAGGGGATTAGTCATAACGAAAATGAATAGGAGAATGTATGAAAGAAAAGCCCATCAAGCAACCCAAAATAAAATTCACAGCACATATAGAATATGAAGGGGATGAGTTTGACTACACGACTTACGCGTATGATGAAGCCGGGGCACTGAATAATTTCCTTTACCAATTATCACAGGAAGTCAATGAACCGGTGCCGCTATTGAGGTGGAAATATAATAATGATAAATTTGATGATATGGATATAAGGGAGGGAAAGAAATGAGTGGATTAAAAAAAGTAGGTATAATATTGGCAGTATTTGTGACAACCCCGATTTGGTATTTTCTTCTGTATAAGATTTTAATATCAATCAATGCAACTGAATTAACGTGGTTCCTTTACTGGATATACCTTCCTGTTGGGATAATCGTTTCGGTAATTACTAAAATAGTTGAAGGGGAAAAATAAAGTGGCAGATAATAACCAACCAGCAAAAGATTATAGGAAATGGTGCGATAATCTAACTGAACTGGTTTATGAATATGAACGGCAGACAAAGAAGCTCCCATCAAAAACTACAGTGAGGGAGCTAATGAAATGGATAAAGGAGAAGGCTGATGCTTAAACAAGGTGATATTATTCCTGTAACAATGTTGAATATAGAAGGAAAATATGATTATTGTAACTTTAAAGTTCAAACAATTACAAAACAAAAAATAGTTACTGGTCGTAAGGAATATGGATGCGTTAAGTGCAACTACGCTATAAAAGAAAAAGAAGAACATATTTTTGTTTCTTTTACTGCCAAATATGTACCAACTGGATGTCCTCTTCTTATGTTAGGTTACAGATGGCATAAAGAATGTGATGATAAAAAATTCGTTTATCTTGTCCCTCCAATTGGAAGGTTTACAGAAGGGTTGATTGTAGTTGGCCCAACAGAAGAAGCGGCTGAATTTGAAAGTATTACACCTAAAGATATGTTTATAGAGTTAGGATCTCAAATTCAACGGAAGGAGAAAGCTGATGGCTGAAGAAAAGAAATGGTATGAAATATCCGCTGACGAATTAAATCACCGGATGGAACAGAAACAAAAGCTCCAAAACGAACCCGTATCCCAAGCCGTTGCCATCTTGGAAGCCGCTGTGGATAAGGTTTTAAACACCCTTGGAGTAAACACTGCTGATGAGGAAACAGTTGCCCGACAGATGATTGAGTTGGATATTATAATGACCGAGAACACCGATGAGCGCGCCCCACAACTAAACGGATTCTATGTGTTTACCCAAAAGTTATTGCGCGACGGGACCTATGATATTCTTCCTTACGCATGGATTGGCTCTGCAAGACTAAACAGTGTTGGCGAGTGTTTTGTTGATATCCAATGGTATCAAAAAGAACAATTGACTGAATTTGGCGGCGTGAGGTTGATAAAACAATGAAGATAATTAATGCTAGGCTATGCTTGGATTGCGAAGAAGTTTTTGATCCCAGAGAAAATTCAATACAAAACAAATATGATTGCCCTAAGTGCGCTAATAAAAGCACGGTGTGTTTGGCAAGTTTTTTCAGAGAAAAGAAAACTGAAGCCGTTAAGCGGCATGTGTGCCGGAAGAAGTAAGACGGCTGGATTGCCCTTGTTGTCTAAATTATAAAGGATTTTCAATGAATATTTTAAGAGAAATTTTAGCGTGGTACTCTATTGATAAGGGTGAGCAATACCGTAACGAAAGAGAATTAACAGATTGTGTTGATGATTTTTTAAAACAGCGATGCGCTGAGAAAGTTGTCCTGAAATGTAATTCCCTGGACGATGTTAAAGAAAACATTGTCGCTATTTTGGGAATGATCGGCAACCCAAACCTTAAAACAAGAGAAGATTTACTAGAGATAGATAGTATCGCGATGGAAATATACGATTATTTAAGAAGATAACGAAGAAATAACCTGGAGCCGCTTGCGGCGATCAGGTTTATTGACTAGTTATACAACCAGTCAGAAAGGTTTTTAAATGTATTTAAGAAAAAATGAATGTGCGCTTGTAATTAATGAAAAAGGTGAAGTAAGAAAAATATTCTTACCTAATAATCTTGCAAAGCATGATTGTGTAAGTGATGGGATGATGGCTGTAATGGCAATACTCCAATTATCAAAAAAGAAAAATAAGGTTTTTGCTGAATTGATTAACAAGGAAATAAAATCAATGTGCCGTAAAGCTAAAATTAAGCGTAAGGCGTGATGTTGTATAACGAAAAAATCAGCGGCAATAGTCCTCTGAATTTACTGGTTTAATTGGTTTTATGAAAGGAGAACAAAATATGCCTAAAGGACCATGTGTAGTATGTGGCGATACAGATTATCCTCTTTCAATGGGTGGTGCTTCGATTTGCCCTTCATGTGATTGTGGGATTCCTCCAGAAGTAAAAAAACTTCGCCGAGAATTAAAAGAGGCACATATAAAAATTATTAAATTGGAACAACAAATACAAATGGATAAAATATAACGTATAATATGCCAACTTGGCATTTACTGGGGGAACCATGAAAGAGATAGAAGAAATGACGATAGAAGAATTAGATGAAGTATTTATGTCTGTCGTTGAACATCACGAGGCAGAGATTGCCGACCTTCAAGCGAAGGTTGCGGAGCTGGAAAAGGAAAATAAGCGCTGGAAAGACGTATCGCCGGATCGCAGTAATTTGGAATACATTATTGCACTGGAAAAGCAGGTGGAAGATTTGAAGTGCTGTGGGAATTGTAAAAACTATAAATATCTTACTAAAATTGGTTGTTACGAGAAAACATATTTTCCAGAAGATTGTTGCAATAACTGGCAGGGGGGAACGTGTTAACAAATAAAACATATTGTTGTCCGGTTTGTTTAAGTTCTATTCCACTTCCAGCATTTAAACTTTTGGAGAGAGTTGCGAATAAAGGAACGGACTGCCATGAATATTATCAGTGTCCTTTTTGCAATAAGGAATTTTTAGAACCGACTATTATATATTTGACATACGAAATACAGCAGGGGGAACGAAATGGAAAAGTTGAGTGATGAACAATTATTAAATAAGTTTGAAAGTTCTTTGTATGAGCAGAATCTACACATAAATGACGAAGATTATTTTAAATACAAGGCCGAACTTCTCCGTAAGCTGAACGAAGGCCAATGGGCAGTTGAGGCTACGAAGAAGATAGAAAAAAATTGTTGGTTAGCTTTTGAGGGTAGAATATCTGATTATGAATTTAGAGTCAATGTAAACAGAATTTTAAGAGAGCAAGCAAAGGAGAAGCAATGACCGACTATTATATATTTGACATACGAAATACAGCAGGGGGAACGAAATGGGAAAACTAACTAATGAGGAGTTGGTAAAATTTATTTTAAGAATATCTGAGTCAGCCGAAGACTTAGCCAATATAAATGACGCTAAAGCCGAGCTACTCCGCCGCCTGAACGACAAACGGGCGGTTGATATTATAAAAGAAATACAAAAATTTAATAACTTAAAAAACAATACCGATATCTATTTATATGAATTTTGTCAATGGGGACTAGGGATAATAGAAACCAAACCTAACCCATCAGATTATGGATTATAATACGAGCAAGCAAAGGAGCCGAAATGAAAGACTACAAAATCACAATCGAGCAATGTAAGTTGCTCACGGAGTTGCTTGGGAAGTGTTGGCATGAAGTTGACCCAGAAAGAAAGTCAGATTTGTGGACATATTGTTACTGTAAACATTGTAAACAGTTAGTAAAGTTTACTATTAAAACGGATGGAACCATTAAAGGATTTATTGGTCAACGCACCTTCACCACCGACAAAGATAAAGATGATGTATTCAGGAAGTTGGTTGATAGTGGGAAGTGGGAGAAGTTCGGAGATTATAATAATAAAGAGTGTTACGCAAGAGAAATATGGAGAAAAGAAGTTTATCCTTACATAGACGAAAATACTCCAAATAGAGAAAAAAATTACTTAACATGGCTACTCTACGACTCAGAACGCTTTAACGTGCTAGTCGCAATGGCCTTGGAGGAGTGATAAAATGAGCGAAAACCAAACTGCATTAATTTATTTTATCGGAGTCATGACAGGAATTGTCTTTGTTGCTTTTTTAAATGTTAAATTTCCTAGTTTTGATAAATGGCCTGCACCTGTAATGTTTATTGCTGTATTTGGAGTTATCGCGTGGCCTTTATTTATCCCGATGAGTGTCATAACTTTTGTGTTTATAGTCTTTTGGGAATCATTAAATTGGATATTTAAGAAGCTAATAAGAAATAAGGAGTCCCTATGACAGACCAAGACAAGAAAAGGATATTTGAATACTGCGGGTGGAGATATACTGATTTTAAACCAATACAAGCCGTCAATGATATAGACCATCCACTAAACGGAAACGACATTCGGGAAGTCGTTAAGATTATGGAGAAACGTGGAGAGTTACAGGCCTTTGAATACTTTGCAAGTGATAAGTGGAATGAAATAAATCCTAAAGAAAGAGCATTTTCTTATACTCTCCAAAACTTCTTCTCCTTAATGGCTCAATGGTTGGAGGTGAAAGGCAAATGACCGACCAAGAAATCAACAAGGCAGTAGCGTTGAAGCTGGGATTGCCGTGGCATGAATGGCGTATAATTTACAATAGCGGATTGGTGGTAGTTGATAAATGGGAATGTAACTGTGGAGAAACTGGGATAATGCCAACAGGAGATTGGCATTGCATGAAATCAAACCCCGACTTCCTCTCCAACGCCGCTGTGCTGATAAGGGAGTTGAAGAAGAGAAATAAACTTTACATAAAAGGAAGTAATTCTGGCTTTATTTATAAAATAGGTACGGTTGGTTTTTGTCTACACGATGCTGGTAATTTTTATATTAACTTTGATTACATCCTCAACCCTCGCCAACTGTGCGAGGAATATCTGAGGTGGGAGGGAAAGTAATGGATTCAAGTTTTGGAAGTTCAATAGGGCAGTCTTTAGTTGTTGGAATTATCATATTAATCATAATCGCATTTTCTCTTGGAGCATTAGTTACATGGGGATTGCCGAAATTATGGCTTTTTATTAAACCTATTATCCACGCAATAACAGCGTAATTGGAGGACAAATGCAAGACAGAAAAATAGCTGTAATTGGTGCTGGCAATATAAATATTAAAGATGTTATTCGTGAAGCATCTGAGCTATCGGAAATATTTATAATTACGCCAAGACCAGAAGCACCAGACATTCCAAAAATATATAATAAATTAAGAAATAAAAAACCATACTCAACTAAGTTTAGGTAATCCACATTAAATCAGAGGTAAAGGAGGAGTAAGTGAGAGTTGCAGATTATATATTTAAATACTTAGCGGACATTGGCGTTACCCATGTTTTCACTGTCGTTGGTGGCGGTTCTATGTATTTAAATGACGCATTAAAAAAAGAACAAAGAATTACCCCTATCTTTTGCCACCATGAACAGGCATGTGCTTTCGCTGCTGAAGGATATTCTAGGGTTAATAATCAGTTGGCGGTGGTGTTGATTACATCAGGGCCGGGTTCCACTAACTGCTTAACTGGAGTGGCCGGACAGTGGACAGATTCTGTTTCGGTACTTTATATATCAGGACA